AAGGAGGTGGTGGCCCAGCCAGGTATGCGTAACTACCTGGAGGGGCTGAATGTCAGGGGTTACGCCTCCGGCGGATTCGTGACGCCGCGGATTGCCTCGACCGCTACGCAAATGGCTGCCAGCCAACCCGAGGCGTCGACCAGTTCGGCGCCCGGGATCGTTCAGCACATCAGCGTCCAAGGTACTGCCGACGACGCCACCCTGGCCCGAATCCAGCAGGCCGCACAGAAGGGTGCGCAGGATGGCTACAACCTTGTGCTGCGCGATCTCAAGATGAACGGGCCGGCGCGGCAGCTGATCGCCCGAAACCGATAGCAAGAAGGAGTACTGCATGGCTATCCAATGGCCGGCATCGCTGCGCCCGTCTGAAATGATGTGGGGCATAGTCAACAACAGCCGTGCCTTCACTTCAACGCTCTCTAACGCCCAACAGATCGTTGGGCAGCCTGGCGCCTATTGGCAATGCACCATCACGTTCGGGTTGCTCACGCGCAAGCAGGAGCGGCAGCTGTCGTCGTTCCTGGGCGAACTGGACGGGATGTTCGGTACGGTCAATGTGCCAGCCTTCACGCGGCGTCGTGGCAATAGTGTGGGTGCTCTGAAGGTCGTCAGTGGCCCGTCGCAGTCCCGCTCTATCCAGGTCGGCGGCGCCACACCAAACACTCAGATGTTCTCAGTAGGGGATTACATGACGATCGCCGGCGAGATGTTTGAAGTGATCAAGCCGGCCGCGGCCAACGCCCAGGGGCAGGCATTGGTGCAGGTGAACAAGCGCATTCGCCAAACCTTGGCGGTTGGTTCGGCCATCGAATACCTCAACCCATATTCCGAAATGCGAATGACCCAGGACACCTGGAGCATGACCGTGCGCCAGACAGTGTCGAACGGCAGCTACCAGTTCAGGGAGGCCTTCTGATGCCCTCGACGTTCCCATTCAGCCAGAGCGTGGTCGATATCATCGCCACGGGCAGGTTCCTCAGCGTGTACGCCTGCCAGCTCGACTTCGAAGACGGCCCTGTATACGCGCACACGGGTACCGGCGACCTGGTGATCGGCGGCATCACGTATCTAGGGGTAGGGCAGTTCGGCGAGGTAGGGCAGTCGCAGGAGAGCGACAACTCGAACTCGCCCATGTCGATCGACCTAGCACTCACCGGCCTGGACAGCTACATCATCACCGAGACCAATATCCGCGGCTGCCGCGGGCGCTCTGGCAAGCTGATGTTTGTGGTGTTCGACGAGCAGGGCAACTATGCCGCCGACATACTGTTCTCTGGCCGCATGGACGCAGCCACCTTTTCCTACGCCGGCAATGGCGAGGACGGCAACAAGATCACCGTCCCGATCGTTGACCGGATGGCCGAGTGGAGCCGCACGGGTACCGAGCGCTTCACCGACGAGAACCACCGCGCCCGCCACCAAGGCGACCGCTTCTTCTATGCCATCGCCCAAATGTCCGAATGGCCCATATACTGGGGCTCCAAGAAGGACGCTCCGACGTTCACCTACGAGAAATAGCCATGCGCTACCGAGACTGGACCACACGCCTCAGTGAAGTGATCAAGGCCGCCATAGAGCGGCCTTTTTCATGGGGCGAATTTGACTGCTGCCTGTTCGCGGCGGACTGCGCGGTAGCGGTTTGCGGTACCGATCCGGCTGAGGCGTACCGAGGCACCTACAAGACCGAGGCAGGGGCGAAGCGGGCGCTGAAGAAGCGGCACGGCAGCCTCGAGGCAGCCTGGGATGCCTGCTTCGCCCGGGTGGCGCCAGCATTCATCCAGCGCGGCGACATCGCCATGTACGAGGCACCCGGCGGACGGTCCATGGCCGTGTATTGGGCAAATGAATTCTGGGCGACCACTGACGACGGGGTCGCCCGCGTGGTGTGCGATCCGCTTGCAGTCTGGAGAGTTGAATAATGTCCGGTGGCGTGAAGAAGATAGCTCAGGTAGCTGTTGGTGCGGTGATTGGCTTTATCCAAGGCGGACCGGTGGGGGCGGCTATCGGCGCCGGCATGGCCTTCTACATGGCCGAGCAGCAAGAGAAGCTCAACACCAAGTCGCCGATGCGTGACAACGAGCCGTCGGCGCAGACTGTCCGCTCCTCCAAGGCGCCAGTGCGCTTCATCCTAGGCCGCGTCAGTACCGGCGGCGTCTTGGTCTGGGCGCAGGAGCAGGCCGGCGACCAAACCGATGGCGAATGGCTGCACCTGGTCTACGTCCTTTGCGAGGGCCCGGTCGATGCTCTGGAGAACATCTACCTTGGCGAGGAGGAGATCGCCACCTACGGCGAGCACGCCACCTATGAGCTGGTTGTAAACCCGACCCAAGTGAACGCGTTCCTCAAGGCCAACTGCCCGGACTGGAAAGACGAGCAGATCGGCCGTGGGCTGTCGTTCGTGCGCCTGTCGCTGAAGTACAGCGCCGAGAAATTCCCTTCTGGCATCCCTGACGCACGCTTCATCGTCCGTGGCCGCAACGACATTTACGACCCGCGCAGCGGAACAGCCGTTTACACCGAGAACACAGCGCTTCACATCCTGTGGTACCTGCGCAATCGTTGCTGCGTGCCGGACGATGAGATCGTGTTCGAGACGTTCGCTAGCGGTGCCAATATCTGTGACGAATCTGTCGCCAATCCTGACAACACCACTAGCCCGCGCTACCGCAGCAGCTGTGTGATCGGCGCCGACGAGCAGCGTACCAACGTGCTGCAGAAGCTCGAGGCCGCCTGTGGTGGCCGGACTATTCGTGTCGGTGGTCGCTGGATGTTCCAGGCTGGGGCGTACTACGGCCCTTATGACTTCGAGATCACCGAGCACATGGTGGTCGGCACCATCACCGGCAGCACCGAGCCGACCAACGACGCCGCGATCAACACGGTGCGCGGCACGTTCATTGACACTTCGCAATCATGGACTGAGACCGACTACCCTGAGGTAAGCATTGCAGAGTGGGTTATTGAGGACGGCGGCGAGGCTGCAGAAACGCTGTCCTTTTCCTACGTCACTGATGCGTACCAGGCCCAGCGCTTAGCGAACATCGAGCTGCGCCGCCGGCGTGCGGGCGGCACCATCAGCGTGCCGATGAACTTCATGGGCTACAACTGCCGGCCGGGCCGCGCCGTGCGCGTAACCTGCCATCGCTGAACATTCTGGGCGAGTTCATCGTCACCAACTGGAGTATGGGCTCGGACCAGGGGTGCACCGCCCAGCTGCAGCAGTACGATGCCGCGCAGTTTCACGACGCTGTTGGCCAGCCCTACAACCCAATCGGGTTTATCAAACTGCCGACTGGGGGGCTGGGTAGTCCCACCGGGCTCACTTGGTCGACCGATGACAACGCCGAGTCGGTACAGGGCACTCTGTCGTGGGCGGCCCCCTCTGGAGTGGTCACCAGTTACGCCGTCACTGTCCGCCAAGGCGCGATCGCAGTCCAGGCTCAGCAGGTACCGGCCACGGCGCTCAAGCTGCCACTGTCGGGCTTGCCGTCTGGTAGTTACACCATGAGTGTGGCCGCTCTCGGTCCGCTGACCCGGTCTGGCGAAGCCAGTATCACCGTGAGCATTGACGGTCCGCCTATCCCTGAGTCGTGCGTGGTGCAGGCGACCATCGATACCATCACCCTGATTCCAGGCAACACACTGCATGGACTGAATGGCGGCACCTACGAGTACTTCTTCTCGACGAACCCACAGGCAACCGAGGGTGAGTACCTGGGCCAAGGCCTGTCGCTAACCCACACCGGTCTGGCGTTTGCCACCAACTATGCCTATTTCGTTCGCTCGAAGAATGCCTACGGGGTGAGCGCCTTCCTGAAAGTGGTGGCCTCTACATCGACTGATGTCGAGAACATGCTCGATGCGCTGAAGGACAAGATCGAGGGTGGCCAGTTGGCGCCCGCGCTGAGACAAGAGATCGAACTGATCTCAGGCCCGCCGAGCACTCCTGGCTCGGTCAATGCGCGCATTCAGGACCTGGGCGAGCAGGTCGCCGAGGCTCAGCAGGACCTGCAGCAGCAAATTGACACGATCGCCGATCTGGCTGACTCGATGCCCTACAAGCCCGACCAGGCCTACACCGCTGGCCAGGGCGTGCTGGGCGAGGACGGCAAGCTATACCAGGCCAAGGTCGACGTGCCGGCCGGTAATCCGCCACCGAACGCCACCTTCTGGACCGATATCGGCCAGGCAGTGCAGACGGCCAATGGTCTGGCAGCACGCGTGACTACGGTAGAAACGAAGGTAACTGAACAGGACGGCAAGCTCGCTGCGGAGTCGACGCGCATTGATGGCGTGCAATCGAGCCTCGCCACCACCAACCAGAACGTCAACGCTGCCCAGCAGGCCGCCCAGGACGCGGCGACTTTGACCGGTGGCAAAGGCAAGGTGATCGTGCAAT